TAACTAAAATAACCATGTGTTCAAATACAAACTCTACATCATAGAAATACAAATCCATTAGTTAATCTCCACTTCTAATCCGTGATACTCTAAAGAAATCATTGTCTGTTCTAAGTCAGCAGAGTCGTCACACTCATCATAGTAGCCAAGGTTCTTAAAATGATTCCAAGCATCATCATTGTCAAATTCTGGGTTCTCTGCTACATACGCTTCCCAGTCTTTTTGATCTATCTTCATTGACCATTGTGATTCAAAAGTTCCTTGAAAGGTTCCTGTCAAATACATTACACTATCTCCAGTCTGTTCTTGGCAAAGAATAGGTCTGTGCCGTCTTCATCTTTAATTGAAATCTGTGCGGGTACATCAAATTTGTCAAGGAATAAATTATGTTCTATCTGCCATTCTTGATCTTTAACAAATTCAATCATTGCTTCGTGACTAATAGGATAACCATGAATACCATACTCACCTGTATTTAACATCATTTTAATCAATGCTTCTTCTGAATAAATCACTTCTGTTGTTGCTACTAGATAAGTCATACCTTTTTACTCCTAATTACTATTTGTACCATTTCTTCTGTATGATAAAAATGCTTTACAAATTTATAAGCAGTTTCCCATTGTTCTAATTCAATACCACCAACACCATGTAATTCAACAAAGTGTTCTGCCAACTCATTTAAGAGTGGGTCTGTTGTGTCAATCATTTTTGTCCTTTTGTAGGTTGATACTTTGTATCCTACCACAGAGGTCTGACATTTTTGCACGGCTTGGGGATATTTTGGTGTCTTCTTAATCCTATCCTAAGACTAATAGACTTATTAAATGGGGGGCGCAGCTTGAGAGGGGAGCAGTTTATTGTGATGCTCAGCACTTTTCCTACCTACTAGGAAACCTAGTATCTTTCATCTATCGAATCAATGTCTGCATCAGATTCTAAAATCTCATACTTAGATTCATTTGATTCAATTGTGATGTCAAAGTCATAGATGCTTAAGTCAGACACATCTTCATTGACAGGCATTGAGACAGTTGCCTTGATTGTTACATTGAACTCAACTTCAATTTCTTTAGACAAGTCAATGCTAAGAATGTTTGCAATTTCAGTTGCGTGTTCTTCACCAATCTCATCGTAGTTCTCAACAAGATAATCTTTAACCTTGTCGTATGCTCGTGAGTTTCTTTGGTTAGTTTCTGTTAGTGCATCTACTCTCCAAAACGCTCTTGAGATGTCGTCTGCATTTTCTAGTTCAAACTTTGAATCTGATGGTGTACCGTAGTAGTAACCTTTTCGGACAACGATAGTTGCCTTTGGGTCATAGATAGGCTTTAGTTCTCCTGCCTCTACGAATTCTTTAACGAATGTTGCATTTGATTCTGGCATTGGTGTTATACTTGCTGGGATTGGGAAATCCATTTTATTCTCCTTGTAGGTTGGTTGTTGAAACTAGTGTATCAGAGAGGTCTGACAATTCTACCCATTCCTCTAGTTCTGAATCCCACTTGAATTTAGTAGTATCTATAGGGCAATCTTCATAGCCGTTTTCAGGGTCTCCATACTCACAGATACATTCTTTATCTCGTTCCTTGTAGTCAGAGTGTGACATTGGGGAGTCATACTCATCACAGGCAATGTCTTCTCCACCTAAGAATGTGCAAGCACCACCCCAACCAGTCTCTTCTTCATACTCATAGTCAAAGTTAAGTGTTGGATACATCTCTGATAGTTTCATTAGAACCTCACCAACAGGAGACCAAGCGGTTTCAAAGTGATACATAATAGAACCATCATCATTAACTGTTTTAATAGTGTTAGGATACTCGTCACCATTGACAACACCAATGTCCCATTTAGTTCCCCAGTTACGGCAGTTCCAATGATACCAGTCTTGGTCTTCTCTCATAGAGCGAACAAACTCTGCCATAAAATCTTCAGGGGCAAGAGTTTCTTTCTTAAACACTTCTTCACCATAGTATGTTTCAAGGTCTGTTGGTTTTACAATGTTCCAAAATGCAAAGACAGGATTGTCATAGACTTGAACATCTGGAAATTTTTCCCATACTTTTGTTTCTTGATTAAACTTTGAATCAGGGAAATGTTTTTCAAAAGGTTGATTTAATTGCTCAACCATCTTATCTAATTCTGACTGTTCGCCAGATACAACTAGACTATTAAATACCCAGTTTGGCATTTTATCTCTTTTCTTAGTAGGTTATGATTTCATCATACCACAGAGGTCTGACAATTTTGGGGGTATTTCTACCCCACCTTAATCGTAAACGAGGAGCTGGGATCCAGGCTGCGCCCCGAAGAGGGAGCAGTTTAGTGGTCATGCTCAGGACCGTGCTACCCTTATTTATACTCTGTGTAACTGAGAGTTTCCTACCGTTCGGATTTTGTCTTACTAGGCGAAAGCGATTTCCTTTACAATGGAAAGCAACTTATTTTTTTCTGCTGTGATAACTGGGTCAAAGCCTGATGCACTTGCAAGGATTCCCTCGTTGTTGCCATTACGGGCAGAGCGATACCAGTCAAGTCTTTCAGTCAATGTGTTAAAAGCACCCCAAGCAGTATTGTTAATCATTGAGTTTGTGTCTGATGCAAAAATCTCATCTAGCAAATCAATTTTGGTTTCCCACTTGGTCATAGCACCCTTTGCATCTTGCTTTGGCATTGGGTAAGCCATTTCAACAATCTTATTAAAAGTATCTTTTGTGATTTCCTTTTGAATAAGTTCTTGAGCCATCTTGTCGAATTCGTCCATGTAAGTATTGGCAAGACCCAATGCTTCACGAGCAACTAAGATACGACCCTCAAGTGTTGATGTGTGTCGCATTTTGAAAGACTGCTTAACACCACGAAGAGCAAGGTCAAGAGTATTTGCACACACAACACGAACAGGTGTTACTGATGCACGAACAGCAAGAGAACCATCGTGTGATGTGTTTACAAGTAAGTAAGACTTCACAACATCTGCTACACCATCAGGGTCAAGTACGGTTTCACGCTCAAGAGCAAGAGAACCAAATACAACACGACCATCTTTTAATGAGCCAGCAGTTTCCCAACGAGCACCGTCAAGAAGATTATCTGCAAAAGCAAATAGTTCTTCATTCTGTAAAGTCTGGTATCGCTCACCAACAACTGCTAGAACATCTGGGTGTCCATCTTCTGGGTGGTCACGAACAACAAGAAAGTTAGATTTGCTTGATGTGTAATCCTCAGGTAGTTGAACATCTTCAAGACGAACATTCCAATTTGATAAGTGTGCTATGTCCATAACTTCACTTGTAGTGTGTTCTTCTGTAACAACAGTTCCTAAACCATGCCAAGCAGGTTCACGAAATGAATACATAGAGCCAACACCGTTTATAATTTCTACTGCATCTGCCATTTTGTTTCCTTTGTTTGTTTGTTTAATAGTCTTATCTTAGCACAAGGGTCTGACAATTTCAAGTTAAACTGGCAGATATATTTGTGTCTCTTAATAGCTTTATATAACGATTTGATAACGGGGCGCAGCTTGGCGATCTGGATGGGACTTGAACCCACGACCTCCGCCGTGACAGGGCGGTGCTCTAACCAACTGAGCCACCAGACCAAAGGTGTGCCAGGATTTAGATCTCTATCATTCAATCACCAACAACCTGGCGGTATTGGCTACCTTTTAATTAATTGAGTTATCTTACCAAGAGGCTTGATACTCAAAATAGTCGAACTTGCTATCAAGGCATCTAGTGATGATACCAATAGTGTCGTTCAAATCTCCAAAGTAATACTTATCATAGTCAGTAGAACCAAAAAAGAATCCACTACCTGTTGGCAATAATTCTTCCGCACTTTCTGGATTAGCAATTACTTCAATGCAGGTTTCTTTCAACTGCTCTAGGTCTTCTCTACGAACTGTGATTGGCTGACATTCATCAACACCATCTGCTAAGTTATTTACAAACCAATGATGAATCATGTTTGATTTACGCCAGTAACCCATTGGTACATCAACAGAGATGCCAGCAAAACCAGTTTTGTCAATTACATCTTCTAATTCAAGATGCTTAACAATTTCATTAAACACAGGGTTAATTGTGTCCTCATCCGTCTGACGATTAAAGTTGTGACGGTACACATATTCACTTGCACGAAGGTACATATCTAAGCCCATTGGGGACTCCATTCTTTTGTAGGTATAAAGTAATCTTAGCATAGGGGTCTGACAGTTTTAGCCAGACCCCCTAACTAAAACTACTTAGTTAAAGTAGTCCAGCGTGGCTCTCCGTTTACATCAAGACGAACTCGGTATGAACCGTTTGCGTTCTTGACTACTTCCTGAACTTCGCCAGTAACCTTGCTCTTTGCTGTGGTGAACTGTGAGCCAACAGTTGGGGCTGTGATTTTTGCCATTTGCTTCTCTTTTCTTTTGTGGGATTGTTCCCTTGTTGTTATAGTAATACTATACCAGAAAGGTCTGACATTTCCAAATCCGACACCCCATAATCTCACTATGTGGACACTTTTCGGTGTGTCCTTAATCACATCGTAAATACTTGACAAATGGATCAAAATGGGGCGCAGCTCGCCCCTACATCCCTTCCCTTAGTTCAAGGTATTCAATATAAATATCAATAGAAGACATCTTCCCCATTAGTAAATCTAACTTAGCAAATATTTCATCTTCTGTTAATTCTGGTTTGCGATTAAATAGTTTTATAGCCATTCTGCTAAATCTCCATCTGCAATTTCTGAATAGTCCATACCTTGTGATTCTGCAATTGCTTCCCACAATTGTTGCTCTGTGTAGTTTCCGTCTGGATACCACTCTGTTAAAATACCATACAAATCTTTCATTTGACTCATTATGCAAATACCTTTCCATACAAATCAATAGTGCTACCGTCATCTAAATCGGTAAGTAGATTGTTTACTAAATCTAATACAACTGTCTTGTCAAATGATTGGTTGCCAATTTCTGAACGGTTAATTGCATAGATACCAAAACCAGTTTCATCTAACACATAGTCTTTCATTAGATGTGAGATAACCATACGAGTAAAGTATGAGGTATCACCCTTGCGTGGTTGTGCGTGTATTAACGCACCAACTAAATCATCTTGCCAACTAGATTCACCCCAATGTGAATAAAGATTAACTAGACTATCTGTTCCGTCATCAAATACGAAATTAATTCTTGCACCCATTTTAGTAACCTGCTTCCTTTAACATTTTTTCAATTGCTTGCAATTCTTCGGTAGACAATTTCTCAATTGCCTTTTCATCTATAACACCCTCAAATAGGTTTATTAGTAGTTCACTCATTATTCATCATCTCCAAACATTGAATCCCAGCAAATGCCACACATTCCAGAAATGAATCTTTCACGAATGTCTGCATCATAGTCTGACAAAACTGTTTGGGCATAAGCACCTTGATTGTATGCAAATAACTTATCTGATGAGATTGAAACTGTTTTGGTTTCGTTGCAAGTTGGGCAAGGGTGTGAGGTAACGACATAGCGTTCGTTCATCACTTTCATTGGATTGTGGAGAGTGAACATAGTGTTCCTTTCGTTTGTAGGTATAGATTTATCTTATCACAGAGGTCTGACATTTTTACCATTCCTTGTGCTTAGTCTTTCGTGTGTAAGCCTTTTTATTTCTGTGAGGTACGGCTGCATTACTCCTACGCAACTCAAGTCTAGCCCTCAACTGTTCGGGGCTTGCAGGTAGTTTGTAATTCTCACTTTGTTTCATAAAACAAATCTATCACAGAGGTCTGACATTTTTGGGTATTTTGGGGGTGTTTCTTAATTAACTTAATAACAATCAGGTAACAAAGTTATCCACAGGGCGCAGCTCGCCTCACCAGTGAGGGTCGCCGTCATCGTTAGAAGTCATTACTCCAATTATGAATCCTAACAACGGAATTATTATGAATGGTGCAAAAATTATTAAGAGAATTATCTCAAACAATTTTTTACTCCATATCCTGATACTCATATTCTTCATAGTAGTCATCGTCTTGCATCACCCAAGGATCTAATCGGTGTTGCTCAACAATTGCGTGAGCAGGTGCAAGATTACTACCACGATAATAAACGCCCTCTGGCATTTCAATTTCAGCATCAATGTCTTCATTCCAGTAAGCATTAATTGCATCAACGCAAGGCTGTACCATTGAAAGTGGAATTGGTGGATAGAAGTTTGATCGCAAGTGAATACCGATCTGATCTTCTATTGTCATTTCTAATTCGCCAATTGCGAGTGAAGTCATTAGTCCCATTTTATTTCTCATTTCTAGTAGGTTGTTTGTTTATTCTATCAGATAGGTCTGACAGTTTTAGAATGGTGGTTGCACCCAATAAGGCACGAAGTCCTTGAAAGTCTCGTTAATGCGGTGTATAACGACTTCAGCAAATACATCTTCAACACTTGACGATGCACTTTTAGCAGGTTGTCCAATGTACTCTAAATACATTCTGACATCTTTTGAAGGAATACTAAGTTCCTTAGCAATTTCATAGACTCTCATTAGTTCCACTCCTCATCTAATTCAAATTCATCAGGTGCACAAATTATGCAAAGGGTATTTTCCCAAGGTGTTAATTTGTCACCACACTCTAAACACTTAAGTTTAGTTACATTCTCAAAGGCTAATTCAGTCATTGGAATCCTCATTTCTTTATAAGATAAACTTACCACAGGGGTCTGACAATTTTGGTATTTCAGGGCGTGTTTTAGGTTAACTTTGGGTGAACAATAATCCACAGGATTTGGGGACTTATCCACACCTTCTTAACGATCTGTGGATAAGCTGTGGAAAACGGGGCGCAGGAAAATCCTGGAATGCAAAAAGCAAACCAGGAAATTTTCTAATCTGTAAAACTCCAAATTAAAATTAAAACTAGAGTGGCAACAAGAATTAAAACTGCTTCCATTTAGTACTCACCACGCAACACAAACGCAAACGAATGTTTTCCTAAATCAAAAATCAGGGAAGAATTTTTGGTTTCTGTTTTTTTATTGTAGTAGTTAGAGAAACTAATTCCAAGAATAAAAGTTCCGTCAATTTTATTATGTACGAATTTCATTATTTCATCACCGCATTTTCAAATCGTGTTTTGTCAAAGTTAGGATTATCTCTTTTGAAGAAAGTTTGAAAGTCTGAAAGCAAATCCTTGAAAACTTGTGCTTCAATGTCTAGGTGATAAGCATTTAGAATTTCTGCAATTTTTACATAGTCTTTTCGTGTCATCATTATTTCATCACCCCTAAGTTCTTTAGTTCTAGTTCTGTGTATGCTTCAACCAAAGCGTGTTGCAATTCTGCAATGTAGTTATCCTTGTTCATCATCTGTTGAATGTATGCAAATAGTAAGCCAAAACTACTACCTGCGATTAGTGCAATTAAGATTAAGTCTTTCATTTATTTCACCAAACTTTCTAATTCGTTTTTCCATTGGTTAGTCTTTTCATCTAGACTTTCTTGGATTTGGTTGATACCCATTTTCCAGTTAATTGAGATTTCTAGAATTGTTGCTAATGCTACATAGCCAGAACTAGAGGTGTGGCTAAGTGGGTGCTTTGCCTTGTTTAGTGCATTGTAAGAGTCTATAAACTCTCTTGTATTTAGTGTAGTCATTTTGACCACCTTTCGTTTGTTTGTTAGTTTTATCTTACCATAGAGGTCTGACAGTTTTAGTGACCGTAGTTGTCACAGTTGGCTAGGTCTTGCTCTACATAGTAGATACAATAGCCACAGATAGATTCATCACAGGCAGGGCAGGTTTTCCACTCTGACCATTCATCACAGTTTTGACAGATGTTCATTAGTAGCAACTCCCTGCGGTACAATGTGCAAGAGAGTGACCTACGATACGCTTACCCTTGTATAGGCAGTTATCGTGAGAGATGAAAGGCATCTCACCTTTAGCCATAGCAGATTGGCAAATCTCGCATTCGTCATAGTAGCGAATGCTGTTGAAGAATGTGTTACCTGCTGGGGTAGTCACTTCTTCCATTATTAGAGTGTAAGTCATTTGGCTCACCTTTCGTTTGTTTATTAGTTTTATCTTAGCATAGAGGTCTGACAGTTTTACCCGTAGACACGCCTAGTCAAAAGTTTTATTTGTAGATTGTAGTAGTCAATCATTCGTTGATTGGTTGGGTCGTGCTTGAGGATTAACTCTAAGCCATTGACTGCATCTACTAGCAGTCTTGCATTTTTTATTTTAGTGTAAGCCATTTTGGTTTACCTTTCGTTTGTGTTAAGACTTATTTGCTAGGCTCACCCTTGCGGGATTATTTGCTAGGCTCATTCTCAACTGCTTTATGATTTCATCTTAGCAGAGGGGTCTGACAATTTTGCCCCATTTCGGGGGGTAGTAAGATGAACAATAGATGAACAATAGGTTAACAACAATCCACAACTTATACACACAAATCATAGTAGTTATACACAACTTATACACAGAATATGGGGACTTATTAACATCTTCTTAACAGGCTGTGGATAACCTGTGGACAACGGGGCGCAGCCTGGATCCTGTGGATAACCTGTGAATTATTGTTCACCAAATGTTCACCTAAAAAAGGCGTTTCTGGCTTGCTTTTGTCGGTGTTTTCTGCTAAGTTTAGAACATAGAAACAAACGAAAGGAAGTCAAAATGACTGAACTAGCATACGAGAACATTACTAAAACCAAGTGTGTTGAATGTGGAGACAAACTAACCGCTTGGGAGAATGTGTATTGCATCATCTGTGAGCCTGACTCCTACGAACTAACAGAGGGATTCTAAATTATGTTTATCTACAACCTTATAGGACCATTAACCTTTATTGCAGTATTCTCACTACCTGCACTACTACTTGAACTACAACTGCTAGTCATTGGTCTAAACGGTATGAGTCCAACGGTTATGATAGTAACCGCCGTTATTGGTTTAGTATCTGCAATAGGTGCTATCATCTGCAACACGCTAGAGGGTTAAATTATGACTAACACACTACAATTACTACACGATGGACACAAACTATCGAAGGCTTTCAACTCTATAAATTCAAAGTCAAAAAGTGTTATGTATTGCAAAGACTGTGCAGGAGAATTCCACGGCTGTTATTGTGATGACTTAGAAAATTGTTTGAATTGTGAAATCGTTGAGGACTTTCAAATCATCTAACCAGAATGGGCTCACTAATAAATAGGTGAGCTTTTTCATTATTTACGCATCATACACATTAACAAAATATTCAGATTTTCTTCAAAATGGGATCTAGCTGCAAATATAAAAATATTCAGATTTTCAGGGATATGAATATATATCTCATTATGTGAGACAATATGTTACAATTGTGTTACAAATAATTTAATAGTTCAATGTTTCTGGCAGCTCAACTTGACAATGATATAAATTGCAATTACACTATGAGTGCAGCGAATCCTAAAAATAAAAAGTTCTAGAAAAGGTTGGGGGCAGGGCAATGAAATTATTAGAAAAACAAGGATTAAGGAATATGAATAATCAAGATTACATTAGATACATCTTCTGGATTGTATTAGTAGCAATTTTATTGTCAACTCTTGTTGGTAGCTAGTTATGGACAATAACAAGAGACAAAGGCTAAATAAGTTAAATTTGTCAACATTTCTGGGCTTATTGATTTCAAAAATAATTGGCGGTACGACAATTCAATTAGAAAATGGCATCTATCTTAACTATGGTATAAAAGGAAAGTATCTAAAGGCTACTGCTATCACTATTGGAGATTTAGTATTAGTAAAGCAGGTAAAAGGGTGTAAACGCTGTGAAGCAGGAAATCCTCATGATCTATCTAATGCTATATTAAGACACGAACTAATTCATAGTGAACAATTTGCAAAGTTCGGGGGAGTTATATTTCTGGCTTTATATTCATTTGCCTCTATTAAATCTTTTATTATATATAGAAATCATTGGCAAGGTAATATATATGAAATACAAGCAGGTCTTAAAGATGGCGGATATATCTAATATCTTCATATAGGGAATACTTCTGCATATTTATAAATCCCCGCAAATTTTCCATATATAACGGAGTTATAAAGGGGGGATTGGTTATACTATTTCGCCGATTTTTGCGAGCTTAATTTTTGCGAATTTTTATTTTTTGTGCTAAAATATATATATATTGAAATATGTCATAGAAAGGGCATGTCGTGAATCTAGATCACACATTAGAAGCTGCAAAGAAAGATGTTCTTACAGCCAAGAAAGACGGCACTAGAGTTGAAAAGAATCTTCACGGTGTTATTGTAACAAAGCCAGTAATACACTCTGATCATAGAGGTCGTGTATTTGAAATTTGGCAAGGTGAAGAAAATGATTTTTGGAAAGACCCTGTGGTATATTGCTATATGTTCTCTCTTAAGAAGGATCAGACTAAGGGGTGGGGACTTCATGAGAATAAGATTGATCGCTATACCCTGATTTCTGGCGAAATGACAACTATTCTTTATGATGCAAGATTGGATTCCCCAACGTATGGTCAGCATCAAGTTGTTGTTCTATCGAATCCTGGAAACAGACAGCTGTCAATTCCAAAAGGAGTTTGGCATATGAATATCAATACCTCTGAATTGGAAACATTTTTAATTAATCATCCAACAGATACATATCATCATGATGCACCAGATCGCTGGCTACTACCACTTGATAGTGAACTAATCCCTGTTGATGTAAAAGAATATTTTCCTAAACAATATGGGGCATAAAGTATTAGTAATTATGCCAACGCATAATAAAGCTGATAGAATAAAATATTCAATTGATAGTGTTTTAAAACAAACATATAAAGATTTTGACTTTGCCATTGTTGGTGATGGTGTTGGGGACGACACAAGGTATGTTGTTGAAGAGTTTAAAAAAATAGATAGCAGAATAACCTTTTATGATAATGAAAAAGGTTATGAAAAAATGGGGGAAGAAAATAGGGATAAAGTAATAAAAGACTTTCCTGATGCACAATATATTACATATTTAGCAGATGATGACTTATTTGTAAAAAACCATATAGAGGTTATGTTAAAAGAAATAAAGGGTCATGACTTTGTTCATCCTTTTCCAATGTTTGTAACCCACGATAATAAGAATATATTTTTTAAAAGATATCTTGATAATAATATTGACTTCCTATTTCTACTTCATAGACCAGGAAATAATTTTATATCATTAACTGGAGCTATGCACACTAGAGAAATATATGATAAAAGTCCTGGCTGGGAAAAAACTCCAAAAGAATACCCTGTTGATAAGTATATGTGGTCTAAAATATTATCTATTCCAGATTGCAAGTATAAAACTTCTAGACAATCAACTACTGTAAAGCTTGGAAATAAAGATTATCGTGGTAATGATGAGCAAGAATTAATGCTTATTAAAAAGTGGCATAGTTTAATAAATAATACTGATTTTATTGATGTATGGAGTAAGTATATCTTGAATTATATAAAAGAAAATATGATTCCATTAAAACCTAGAAAATAGCAATAATGGTATAATTAATCATTATGGCAGTAACTATTGTTAGAACAGCTTCTTCATCTCAAATTGGATCTTTGCTTACTCAGGCTTCTGCTTCAACAACATATTTAACTCAATCTTCTGCTTCAACAACATACGCAACAAAAGCAAGTCCAACATTTACTGGAACAGTAGAGACTGCAGCAATAAATATGAACGGGTCTCTTAATTTAAATAATTATAATATAAATCAAGTTGGAAATTTAGAGTTTAATGATCCAGGAGTAGGCGAAGGAATATCTTGGATTGGTGGAAATCTTTGGAAAATTTATGAATCTCCAAATGATTTAACAACTAATTCTTTAGGAAATTTACAATTTGTACAAGGTACAACAAGAAGATTAACAATTGATACTGCTGGAGAGCTTTTTGTTTCAAACTCAATTGCTATTGGAGATAACACAACATCTACAGCAGCACGATACTTACATATTGGTCCTGGAAGAACTGACAGTGGTTATGCTTATATTGATTTAGTTGGAGATACTACATACACAGACTATGGTGCTAGATTCCTTAGAGGGAATACTGGCTCTAATACTTATACAAATTTGTTACATAAGGGTACTGGTGCTCTTCAGTTAATTGCTGAAAATGCTGGATCTATAACCTTAGGAACAAGTAATACAACCAGAATGACAATAACTTCTGCTGGAGATATTGGAATTGGTACAGGTAGTCCATCTTCCAATGTTCACATTGTTGACCCTAATGCCGCAACTTCAGACATAAGACTTGGAAACAATGTCAACGGAACTGTAATGAATTTGTACACCAGTACAGCAGACCTTAATCTTTTTAACGTAACTGCTGCTGGCTCACTTTCTCTAGGAACAAATAATACAACTATAATGACAATAAATTCTGCTGGAAATACTACTTTTACTGGAAATGTTTCCACAACTGGAAAAGTTACAGACTCTTTGCCAGCACCAGTTATTGATTACAGTACAAGTGGTTCTTCTGATAATGTTATGGCAGTAACAGCAGTAACATTTTCTGATGTAACTACAACTGCAAGTGGAACTGTTCAGGTATCAATTACATGTCCTTCTGCTATATATGCCACAGTTAGCTACTCTGCTTGGCTTACTGCTGGTCCAAATACATCTGCAGAAAGTCTGCGTGTATCTACTACTGCAACTGGTGCAACAACTTGGAGTTCTGGTGGTGCAAAAGGTTGGGGAAATGCTTTATGGACTACTGGAATTGCAGCCAATGGTTCAGGTCAAAGTGCTTCAAGTGATTTTACAACTTTACTAAATGCTGGCACTACAACTATTACAATGCAAGCTTATAGAACTACAACTGCACTAACAACAGCAAACATAAGTTTTCCTTATTTATCAGTTACTCCAATAAGTTGGGCATAAAAATTTTTTTAAATAAATAATTTTAACCAAGTATATATCTAATGATATAATTATATTACTATGTCTACAATATTTCCTGGATCCGCCTCTGTTGGTCAAATTTTTGATGGATATGAATTTAATGGAACTGCTTGGGATATTATTGGAATTGATTTAACTGCTGATTATTTAGAATCATCTACAGCAAGTTCTACATATTTAACAAAAACTAGTGCTTCAACAACATATTTAGCAATAGATTCTGGATCTACAGTAAAAACAATGTCTATTAAAGAAAATCAAACTCAGGCAGTTTATGGAACCACTAACTATAATTTTTATAATCAAACATATACAACTAATTCAAAAGTAGCATCTAAGTTATTAATTACTTTTGGAGTTGCTTACGAATTTAATACCGCTTCAGATAGTATTCAACTAGCTGTATCTCTTAATGGTACTGATGAATTTACTTTTAATGATACTGGAAATGCTGTTATTTATAATGATATGCCATTTTATACATTTATTAGTACTAACTCTTATTCTCCTAGTACTACAATTTCAAATTTAAGAGTTTATATTAAAGCACTTTCTGGAACAGTGGTTTGTCCCCGTAATGCTGGAACACTTCATAATTTCTTTTTAACAGTACAAGAAATAGCGGTTTAAATATTGCTACTTGCAGACTTTTCATTAATAGTATCTAATTCATTAACAATCTTATAAGCCCATTGAGTAATTGCATATTCATATTTGTGATAATGATGACCACAGAACATTAATTCACCTGAAACTCCAGTAGCAAGTACAAATGCTTGAGCACCACATCTATCACAACGATCTGCAATTTTTAATACTTTATCTTCTTGCTTTTTTACTTTTGTTTCAGGCATTTATTAACTCCTATGTTATTTATATGTTATAATTGTTTTTAAGTCTTACTTTGGAGTATACCATAAAATCGTGAATAATTCAATATCTATGTTTGTTGAAAACTGGCAAATGTTTTTATCGCTTACCGCCATCTTAGGCGTTGGATATGCAACCGTAAGAAAATTTGAAAGAATTCTTGGTAAAGATGAAAAGGGTAGAACTATAGCAGATCGCCTTGATCGTGTAGAGCATCAAATATTTCCAAATGGTGGCTCAAGCCTTGCAGACAAGGTAAATAATCTTGGATCAAATCAAGGTGAAATTAAAGCAGATGTTAAGCAATTAACTGGAGAAGTAAAAGTAATTCACGATGTTTTAGTAGCATATATTGCAGATAAGAAATAAAATAGTTTGGTATAATAGAAAAGTAAGAAAATTTAAATAGGAGTGCCCAACATGACCCCAGGGCTTGTAAACTTTGTTTGTCCTCAAGGTAGTACCTTTAGAAGGACTTTAACATACACCCTGGACAATCTCCCTGTTGACTTATCTGGATATACTTCAAGACTTCAAGTAAGGCAAGCATATTATTCTACAGATCCAATTGTTTCCCTAGCTTCTGGAAGCGGTATTACTGTTGGAGGTTCTGCAGGAACTATTGATATATTCATTGCAGCAAGTGCTACATCTAATTTTCCTGCAGGAAACCACGTTTATGATTTAGAAATAGTAAGTCCATCTGATTTTGTTGATAGATTAATTGAAGGAACATTTAGTGTAACTCCAGAGGTAACACGATAATGGCAGAATTAAAAGTAGAAATTGATCAAATTGTAAATAACATATCTGTTAACGAAGAAAATGTAGTAGTTCAATTAGGAACCTCTGGTCCACAAGGTGGAAGAGGAACTGGAATACTTAATGGTACATCTGCTCCAAATAATACTATTGGTATTGTTGGAGATTTTTTCTTAAATACAACAAACATGAATTTGTATGGTCCAAAAACTGAATCTGGCTGGGGAACTCCAGTAGATTTAGTTGGAGCTAATGAATTGGGATATGTTCATACCCAATCAGTGCCAGCTTCAACATGGACTATAACACATGGTTTAGGGTTTATCCCTAATATTACAGTGGTTGATTCAGGCGGAACAGTTGTTGAGGGGTCATATAACTATCCAAATAATAACTCTGTAATTTTAACCTTTACTGGATCATTTTCAGGAAAGGCTTATTTATCGTAATGAGGGAGGTGAAAATATATGTCTAGAAAATTTTTAACAAGTATTGATTTAAACCGTAATGAATTACAAAATGGTGTTATTCATAATCTTGCAACAGATCCAAATACTGGAAATGAAGCAGATGGTCAACTGTATTACAATACAGCTTCTAAAACATTAAAGATTTACAATACCTCGTCAAGTGCTTGGGTTCCTGTTAGTGCAGGTTCTGAGTCAATTGATGACGCTGTTGCAGATCTTATTGAAGCTGGATATGGAATATCTGTAAATTATGATGATGAAGGTAACTCTTTAACAATTGCAAATACTGGCGTTGTTTCTGTTGCAAATACTGATACTAACATAACTCTGTCTGGTTCAGCTGGAGCTGTTACTATTGATCTTGCAGCAACAATTGATGTAGATACATCTGGTAATGCTGGAACTGCAACAACACTTGAAACATCAAGAACTATTAGTCTTGGTGGATCTCTTAGTGGAAGTGTTAGTTTTGATGGAAGTCAAGATGTAACAATTACAGCAGATATTGTGGCAGATTCAGTCGCTCTTGGTACAGATACAACTGGTGACTATGTAGCAGGTGCAAGTGCATCTGGTGCAGGTATCAGTGTAACTGGTTCAGGTGGTGAAGGATCAAGTCTTACAATTGAAAACACTGGTGTAACTTCTGTATCTGGAACAAACAATGAAATTACTGTTTCTGCTTCTGCAGGAGCTGTAACTATTGGTTTACCAGATGATGTTACAGTTGGTGGAGATCTGACAGTTACTGGTAATTTGACAGTAAGTGGTTCTACTACTTACCTAAATACAGCAACACTTGAAGTTGAGGATAACCTTGTTGTTCTTAATTCAAATGTTACTGGTACTCCAACTACAGATGCTGGTATTGAGGTTGAGCGTGGAAGTTACACAAATACTTCCTTGTACTGGGATGAATCAGAGAATAAGTGGACGGTTGATGTAGTTGCAGATGATTCAAATTCTGCTTCAGCCACTGCTCTTTCTTTAGAAGGTCACACTCACGTTGCATCTGATGTTACTGATTTCAACACTGCTGTAGATAGTGAAATTGATGCATACCTAACTGGTAGCACTTCAATCTCTATCTCTTCAGGATCAATTGATATCACACTACTATCAGGTTCAGGTTCATACCTTACAACTGCAAGTGGTCTGGCAGTAAACAAGTCTGATTTAGAATCAGCTTTTGTTGCTGACGGATTCCCAAAGAAATATGCAGAATCTAATGGATCGCTAACATCAACAAGTGGAATATGCACATGGACGGTTACACACAACCTTGCAACCAAGGATGTAACAGTTCAAGTATACGAAGTTGCTGCTGATTATGCACAGGTAGAAGTTGATGTAGAACATACAACAACATCTGCTATAACTATTAAAATCAACAGTGCTTCAACAATTTCTGCTGACACTTATCGTGTTGTAGTAATTGGATAAAGTATAATATAATATGTGGGGGGCTAGATTAAACCCTAGCCCCTCATATTTAGAAGGAAAAAATGGCAAAGAAATTTTTAAGTACTTTAAAGATAGTTAATCTACCTTCAGATCCTATAAGTGGATCCGAGGGAGAACTATACTTTAATACTTCAGCATCAGTAGCAAAGGTTTACCAAGCAGGAGCTTGGTCAGTCCTTGGTGCAGGTGCTGGCGGTGGAACTACCGTTAGCACAACAGAACCACCTTCTCCAGAAATTGGGGATTCCTGGTATAAAAATGATACTGGTGAATTTTATGTATATGATGGAACTTATTGGGTAGAAGTAAATGGAGTAATTTCATTATCTCAAGAAGAAGTTCAAGATTATGTTGCTCCATTATTTACACATGGTAATCATGTAAATGCTTCTGTACATTATGAAGATGAATTAAATCAATTGCATATTGAGGTAACTAGTGCCCCAACTGCTGGTTTTACATCAGTATTAAAACATGATGTTAAGCTAAATGGTTCTATTGCAAAAGGTCAAGCAGTATATGTAAGTTCTGCAAATGGAACTAATATAATTGTTTCAAAAGCCTCTAATACATCTGAAGCTACTTCTAGTAAAACTCTTGGACTTTTAGAAACTGGTGGATCAAATAATTCAACAGTTAAAGTTGTAACAGAGGGTCTGTTGGCAGGTCTTGATACATCCTCTGCAGGTTCAGCAGGAGATCCAGTATGGCTTGGAACAGATGGTAATTTAATTTATGGTCTTGTAAACAAACCATATGCTCCAGCCCATCTAGTATTTATTGGTATAGTTACTAGAAAAAATAATAGCAATGGTGAAATTTTTGTTAAGGTTCAAAATGGTTTTGAATTAGCAGAGATTCATGATGTTGGAATTGGATATAGTGCATCTATACAAAATAATGAATTACTAGCTTATGATGATTTTTCTGGTGCTTGGATTAATAAAACTGCAATAGAAGCAGGACTTATTGATACATCTGCAACAGAGCAAACAAAAACTGGTAATTTAATTATTACTGGAAACTTAACTGTTAATGGAACAACTACTACTTTAAATACAGAAAATCTTAATGTTGAAGATAATATTATTATTTTAAATTCAGGTGTATCAGGAAGTCCATCTTTAAATTCTGGTATAGAAATAGAGCGTGGATCATCAGACAATGTTTCTATTATTTGGAATGAAGAATCTGATAAATGGAATTTAACAAATGACGGAACTACTTCTTACCCCATTGCCACTCAAAACGGGTATACATATGATAGTGTAATAAATATTAGATCCTATGATGGAATTACTGATGGTGCAATAAATCTTGAGACATATTTAAATAAAATTCAATTAAGTGATGACTCTGGAATTATTCTTACAACTGGTGCAGGATCTATAAATTTTGCATTTAATAATAATGGAGAATTACAATTTTCAGATGCATCAATTCAAGATACTGCATTTTTAGGAATGTCTTCATATAGCACAACAAATCTTTCAGAAGGAACTAATTTATACTTTACAGATGAAAGAGCAGTAGATGCCCTTGATTTAACTTTGGCAGACTATCTTACAACAGCATCTGCAACGTCTACATATTTAACACAAAATAATGCATCTGTTACATACCAGCCCATTGGAAGTTATTTAACCAGTGAAACTGATCCAGTATTCGCTGCCTCTGATGCCTATAGCATTACTTCTGCATCAACATCAGCATGGAACACAGCCTATGGCTGGGGAGATCATTCATCTGAAGGGTATCTTACTGCAGAGTCTGATCCAGTATTCGCTGCCTCTGATGCCTATAGCATTACTTCTGCATCAACATCAGCATGGAACACAGCCTATGGCTGGGGAGATCATTCTATAGCAGGATATTCTTCAACTTCTCACAATCATTCTTTAGACAGTCTTTCAAATGTTGTAATTACTGGAACTCCATCAGATGGACAGGCAATTGTTTGGGACACTTCTACTTCAAAATGGGTAAATGAAACAGTTTCTGGTGGAGCATCATATCCAGATCAAACTGGAAATAATGGAAAGTTTTTACAAACAAATGGTACAAGTGTATCTTGGCAAAATGTTGATTTTACTGGATATTTAACAGAGTCTTCTGCTTCAACAAATTACTTAACTAAGGCATCCGCTTCAACTACATATCAACTTGCTGGAAGTTATTTAACTTCTGAATCAGATACTTTTGAAACTGTTACTGATAGAGGTGCGTCTTCCACAAATGCTATTACAATTAGCAATACAACAGAGGCTACTAATGCTACTACAGGTGCTTTAATTGTGTCTGGTGGTGTTGGCGTAGCAAAAGATCTTTGGATTGATGGAAATTTACATGTTGCTGGAACTACAACAACTGAAAATACCAAGACAGTAGCAACTCATGATAATTTAATTTATTTAAATGCTGCTTTAGATTCAACTATTACAAATGCTGTATATTCAAGTGGATCTATTATTTATACTGCAGATAATTTGTATGTTGCTGAAATGGATATTAGAATTACTGGAGTAAGTCCATCAGCATTTAATATATCTTCTGGAGATTTATTAACAGTTGCTTCTGCAACCCCTACACAGTTTGTTGTTATAAAATCAGATCCAGGAGCATCTTATATTTCTGGTGGAACTGCACACGCAAAAGAAGAGGCTAATCCAGATTTAGGATTTGCAGGTGGATATTATGATGCAGGTTATGCTCACGCAGGTTTATTTAGAGACGCATCTGATGGAGTATTTAAATTCTTCCAAGGATATACCCCAGAACCAGATGAAGCGGTAAATATTGACACTACTCACGCATCATTTGCATTTGCAGATATACAAATAAGAAATATAAAGCCACAGGGATCTAGTCAAAATGATAACTTTGGAATTGGCTATTCTGCAACAGCAAATGCTACTGGATTTGCAAATTTTGGTATAGGACAAAATGCTTTTAGTGGTGGAAGTGGAACAAACAACTTTGCAATTGGCGATAACTCCTTGGAAAATAATACTGGAGGCAGTAACTTTGCATTTGGCGGTACTGCATTAGCTGATAATACTGGAAGTTATAATTATGGAATCGGTTATCATGCTTTAGAAAATAATAGTGGATGGGATAACTACAGTATTGGACCTGCTCTTTATGGAAATACTGGAGACTGGAATTATGCAGTAGGTTATTTTGCACTATCGGAAAACACTGGAGATTACAATTCCGCATTCGGATACGAGGCTGGTGTCAATAATACTGGATCGTATAACGTTTATATTGGTAAATCAGAAGGTCTTTCAACAAGTAATAATATAGTTATTGCAGATAATGAAGGCTATATAAGAGCACAATATTTATCTGCAAGTGCTGGCTGGACTTTAGGAACAGTTGTTTCTGGAACTTGGCTTGGATCAACAATTGGATATCAGTACGGTGGAACTGGTCTTACAACTCTTGGAACTGCTGGTCAAGTTCTTACTGTAAATGCAGGAGCTACAGCCTTAGAATGGGCAGATGCTTCTGGTGGTGGATCTTCATTTACTAACTCTTCAGAACTTGCAGCATTATTATCAGATGAAACTGGATCTGGATTGTTAGTATTTAATACCAATCCAACATTTATTCAATCTATTAACATTGGAGATTCTAGTGTTTCTACTCAATCACAAAATCTACATATAGGTAGTGGAAGAACTGACAGTGGTTATGCTTATATTGATTTAGTTGGAGATACTACATACACAGACTATGGTGCTAGATTCCTTAGAGGGAATACTGGCTCTAATACTTATACGCAAATACTTCATAGAGGAACTGGTGCACTTCAAATAACTGCAGTAGAAGGTGGATCCATTCAGTTTGGAACATCAAATGTAAATAGACTTGTTATAAACTCTGGCGGAGATATGACATTTAAATCAACAGTTAATACAGATGTTTCTACTGGAACAACTTCTGCAACATCTTCATTTGATACAACAGTTTATTCTTCCGCAGAATTTATTGTATATGGATCAACTGCATCTGGAAATTATGTTTCAAAGGTATTAATGCTTGCAAGAGGAACTGCTACTCCAGTAATTACTGAGTATGCAATTCTTACACAGGGAACTGCTCCAACAGTTACAATTACCCCATCTTATTCTGCACCAAATGCTGTACTTACTGTTGCAGTAACATCTGGAACCAATATTGAAATAGTTAAAACGGCGGTATCTATCTAATGGCTAATTTAAAATTAAAAGAAAATTTAACTATTCAAAGTGGAAGTACTTCATTTATAAATGTATTACCAGTAACAGGACATATACTACCATTTGCAGGACCATCTAACAAAATACCATCTGGATGGGTATTATGTGATGGAACAAATGGAACTCCTAATTTAATAGGAAAAATTTCAGGTGGAATATCTAATATTTCAGTTGGTAGCAATCAAATACATAGTCATTCTTTTGCTCATGCTCTTGGAAATTTTAATACTGCAACAGTTTCAGATACAGCAACCACTGGAACTTTTGGTCAAAGTGCAAACAATTCTGCTCATAGCCACGGTGGAAATGCTGGCATAAATGTAAATGCTTGGGGAGATTCAGGACCTGCAAATAGATCAAATGGAACACAGGCTAATGTTATTGGAAGAAATCACACTCATGGTGGGACCACTAGTGGGAATACTGGTATTGGAACTGGAAATGCAAATGCAGGACACACGCATAATGCACAAACTGGAGCCACTATAGATGGAACAAGTGGGAATACCCATTCTCATCCAACACCTGCAACTCCTACATCTCCAACTTCAAATGTATCTCACACAGCCCTCCCATCAATTTTTTATGTAAATTTTATCATGAAGGTATAATTAGATATGACAAATTTAAAAGTAGCAGAAGGGGTTAGTATAGATGGCTCTGGAGGATTTTTATATTCTCCAGGTGATATTATAATGTTAAATTCAAGTTCTACTCCAACTGGTTTTTTATCTTGTGATGGTTCAACAATTACACAAGTGGCATATCCATCTTTATTTTCAGTATTAGGAACTTACTATGATGCTGCTGGTCTTGTTTGCAAGTTGCCAAATTTAAATGCTCAAGCTAGTTGGATCTTTCCTTGCGGTACAGTTGGAAATGATATTTCCTATGGCGGATCAAGTTCTCATACTCATACTGCAACTTCTTCTGCAGTTTTAGCAGGTTCTTATACAACTGCTGCTCACACTCATACAGTTTCAAGCAATAGTCAAAACGCTACAGAAGCTCATAATCATAATATGTCAGCACCAGGTGTTGGAATAAATGTTTCAAGTACTCTAGCAAATAGAAGTAATGGTTCTGGACAAGGAACAAATCTAGCAATCTATGGACACACTCACTCTTGGGGGTCATCTGCAGGACTAGATACAGCACAACACGATCATGGTCATACAATGAATATGAATGTGTCTTCTGCAGCATCAAGCCATGCACACTCAGCAACTTTGGTAACTAATGCTGTTTCTGACTCCTACATTCCAGACAATGTAATTTCTATGAGGTATTATATAAAATGGTAAATTTAAATGTAAAAGAAGGAATAGATGCTTCATCTTCTTTAAATAATAAAATTCCAAGTGGGGCATTAATGATGAAGGCTTCTGCTGCAAGCCTACTAACAAGCTATTCAACAGACTTACAGTGTATATCTTTTGGATATATTCCTTGTGACGGAAGGGTGTTAAATGCCTCAACATATCCTCAGTATCAAGCTCTTTATAATGTAATAGGAAATATATACGGTGGAACAAATAATACAAACTTTAAAGTACCAGATTTAAGAACATCTAGAAGATATATTTATGGTCAGCCTACCGCAGTTTCAAGTATATACACTCCATCTTTTAGTGCAAATACAACAAATGCAGTAACACATAGTCACACAGTTAGCGGCATGAATGCTACAAACTTAACAACAAATGTTACGGCTGGAACACATAGTCATAATACATTTTCTGGAAGCTTTGCAAGCTCAGTGAGTGCAAATCATAGTCACTATGCTAATTTTAATGTTGCTGCATTTACAACAGGTGGAGGAGCAGGTACTACTCTTACAAAATCTGATGGAACTGGCACTGCTGCTGGAGCAGCACATACACATACTTCAAACTCTTCCAATGTTGCAACAAATAGTTCAGAAAACTCTGTAAGTCATGCACATGGTGGTAGATCTCTTCAGGGAAGTTCATCACATACAGAGCCAACACATACTCACTCTATTGCTAGTAGCAATACCACCACCGCAGTCTCTTCTGGCATTGACATTCCTTATGTAAATGTGTTATACTTCATTAAGATTTAATAGATTGGTAATATAGTGAGAAAAAGCAAAGAAATTCAATTTATAGCTGTAAACAAAATAAGTTCGGAAGTTTTTGATAAGCCTCAAAAAACATCTAGCCTTATTCCAGAATGGTATAAAAAACAAAGTAAATTTACAGGTGAAAAGTTTTCTGTTGGAAATAATGGAAATCCAGATCATACTTTAAAAGCTTGTATGCCAATCTTTGACATGATGACTGCTGGATATACAATTACATTGCCATCTGACATTTACTTTGAGCCAGATGGAGAAATTAAATGGAGTACAGACTTGCTTACAGCAATAGAGTCCCATGGAAAAGTTCAATTTAGTGAATACGATGCTCCAGACGGATATAGAAAAGATATAGCTTTAAAATTTATTCAACCTTGGATTATAAAGACACCACCAGGATATTCAACAATGTTTATTCATCCAACATATAGACCAGATTTACCTTTTTATACATTGCCAGCAATTGTAGATACAGACAAGCATCCGATTATGGTTAATTTTCCATTCTTTATTAAAGAGGGATTTACTGGTTTAATCCCATATGGAACTCCAATTGTTCAAGTTATACCTTTTAAAAGAGAAAATTGGAAATCTAATTTTTCTTTTTCTACTGTAAGTCAAAATGATTTATTTCAATTTGCTAAAAAAAAGATAGGCAATAGATATAAAACATTTTATAGAACAAAAAAGGTATGGGAATGAAAGAAAATATAGAAAAGTATGTTAATGAAATAGTAACAACTGAAAAAGAAGATCATCATTTAATCTTAAAAATAAATAAAGAATTACAAAAAAAATATCTAAGTGAAGATGAAATTACTATTTTGCTTTTATTTACAACAATGATGAATTATATGAATACAACTCCAAATGCTGAAACTATGGATATGGCAATAGAATGCTTAAAACAGCTAAAAGAAGCAGGTAAAGAATTTCCTATTGACTCAAAATTTATAAATTCTATATTTAATTTTGATAACGTATACTCCCCACTATACGACCTTTTGGACTTAGCTACAACTGGAAGGTATAGAGGAGAAAAAATGAGTGACGATTATAGAAAAGGAATTATTGATAGCATAATTGCACTAAGAAGGTATCAAAGAATTCACGGTCTTGGAGACTATGAATGGGAAATTAATTACAATACAGCGATTAATAGATAAAATGAAAAAAATATTTATAGGAACAGTTTCAAGTAATGCAATGGTTAGTGCGTACTACCTATCTTCTATATTTAAAAGTCAAATTTTTTTAAATAAGAACAATATAGATTGCTACTTGGACATAATAGTTGACGAACCTATCCTAGAATTGGCTCGAAATAGGCTTCTGTCTATTTTTATAAATTCTGACTATGAGGACCTTATACTAATTGATTCAGACCAAGCCTGGGAACCAGAGGATTTAGTAAAACTAGTAAACTCTGATAAAGATTTTATTGGAGCACCAGTAATGCTTAAAACAGAAAATAGATACAATGTAAGTTTTGAAAAACATACTGATGAAGACATTATGGAAGTAGACTATGTTGGCACTGGGTTTTTAAAAATATCTAAAAAAGTTGCTAAAGAAGTGTTTAGCATTAGTAAAAAATACAATTCTGGAAATGATGCTATGGCATTTGAAGTTATGGTTGTTGATGATCAAATATTGTCTGAAGATTTTTCATTTTGTAAAAAGTGGAAAAGTCTTGGAGGAAAAGTATTTATAGATACAACAATTAATCCATATCATATAGGAAGTTCAGTATTTAAAGGAAATTTTAAAGATTATTTAAAACAGAAGGATAAATAATAGTGATTGGCAAAGAAAATAAAATTCTATTCTGGAAGAGCAAAGATTTTGGCAGTCAAGTTGATTATATAGGAACTCCAGTCCCAGCCAAAGATAAAATTCCAGAATGGTACTTTGATTCAAAAATAACATTAGGTGGACAATCTTTAAAAGTTGTTACAGCCAATTCAACAAATGTGGGGATAAAAGGTTGTATTCCATTTATAGATGCATTTGAAGCAGGTTACATTTTAGAACTTCCATGTGACATTATAGTGAAACAGCTAGATGGGTTTCCAGACTTTTCCTGGTCATCGCCAGTTCCACCATTAACACTAAGGTCATTAGAGTTAGTTGACTCAATTCCATTGGTTCCTGGATTTACAAAATTTTTTCAGGCATGGAAGTTTGAAATTGGAGTTGTAGTTCCAAAGGGATATAGCCTATTAGTTACTCATCCGCTAAATCATTATGAACTTCCTTTTATTAGCTCATCTGGAGTAGTTGACGCTGATGGAGGGTTGGGGGCTGGAGCTATTCCTTTTGCAATAAAAGAGGGGTTTGAAGGTATTATAAAAAAAGGAACTCCAATAATTCAGCTTATACCATTTAAAAGAGAAAATTGGAAGTCTGAAATAGTTGATCAATCAGATAGCAGAGTCCCTTTATGGGTTCCAAGAAGTATGATAATTGGATGGTATAAGAAAAATATTTGGAAAAAAAAGCAGTATTTGTAGTATGATTTTTTTCAAATAATAACTAACATGGTATAATAATTTAAGGTGATTAACTATGGCATTTCCAGGTACATATAACTTTAGCTACTATGCTGGTGACACTTTTGAGTTTTTTATATACCCAAAAAATTCTGCTGGTGGAGTATTTGACGACCTTACTGACTATAGCCCATTGTTTGTAGTTGCTGAATCTAGAGGGGCATCTGCATCTGTTATAGATTCTCTTGACATAACCAGTGCATCTGCAACTGTCGTAGATGGAGACCACGTTTCTTGTATGATTCTTCCAGATGGTGGAAGGCAACTAACAAATCCAACATACCTATATGATATTCAAATTGAAAATACAAATCCATTGTCAACATCTTATGGAAAAGTATTTACACTTTTAACTGGAACAATAAGTGTTACACAAGATGTGGCGGTAACTTAATATGGCAATAGATACAATCATATCTAATGATGAACTGGTTGTAGTTGGACCACCTTCTTCAATATCTGTAAGTGTTGACATTGGTCCACAAGGAGAAGCAGGTTCGCAATTCTATTCTGGTGTTGGTCTTCCTACAGCAGCAGCAAATGTAGCAAGTCTTGTAGATGCAAAAGTAAATGATCTTTATATAAATAGACTACTTGGTGGAAATTATGGGGTTATTTATAAACTAAATGCTGTTCCTGGTGGAACTATTTGGCAAGCTGTATTAAAATTTCAACCAATATCTCATAGTATTCAAAAACTAGTTAATTTTACATCTGGAACTGGATCTATTTCAATACCCCTAGCAGATTTTTATTCTAGTGCCCCAGAAGGTCTAGATCCAAACTCAATTCTTATTCAAGCAACGGCAGAATTAAATAATCCAGCTTTTATATCTATTTCAAATAAAGATATTGTAAATGTTGGAGACCCTGCTGTTAAAACTTTTATTGCAGAATTAAAAGGTGCAGAACTTTCTTCAGGATCTATATCTTTTATTTCAGCATCTGCAACTACTGTAAATCTTTATTTAACTGCTGGAGTAGGTGCATAAAATGGCAGAAAAAATTAGTATTACAAAAGGGTTTGATAGTAATGCATTTGATACATATGTTCCAGAACTATCAGATTCTGCAGATATTCAAAATGCATTTGAACTATTTTATTATGGAAATTCAGAAGATGGAAATGCAACTGGAGATGTAAGTCTTCATGCAAATCTTGTAGATTTTGATGCCCGAATTACTGCAAATGATTCAGATATTTCTGGTCATACTGGAGCTACTTCAGACGTTCATGGTACTGGTGCAGGACAATCAGTTGTTGGAACTGGAACAGTTCAAACTATTACAAATAAAACTATTAATTTAACTAGTAATACATTAACTGGTACTCTTGCACAATTTAATACAGCACTTTCTGATGCAAACTTTGCAACAATTGCTGGTACTGAAACTCTAACAGGTAAAACTTTAACTAGTCCAGTAATTACTGGAGGAACAATTAATGGTGGAGTTGCACTTACTGTTACATCAACAGAACTTAATGTTATAGACGGTATTACTGCATCTACTGCTGAATTAAATATTATGGATGGTGTTACTTCTAGTACTGCAGAGATAAATATCCTAGATGGAGTAACTTCAACAACAGCAGAATTAAATATTCTTGACGGTGTAACTTCTACTACTGCTGAACTTAATATACTTGATGGTGTAACTGCTAGTACAGCAGAACTTAACTATGTAGATGGAGTTACTTCTAGCATTCAAACTCAAATAAACACAAATACTCCAACTGGAATGATTTCAATACACTCTGCTTCAGTTGCCCCAACTGGATGGCTAATTTGTGACGGAGGTTCATATTCAACAACTACTTATGCAAATCTTTTTTCAACCGTGGGATATACTTTTGGCGGATCTGGTGCAAACTTTAATGTTCCAAACTTAAAAGGAAGAGTCGTAGTTGGAATAGATGGTGCTCAAACACAGTTTGATACTCGTGGTGAAACTGGTGGCTCAATGACACATCAACATGCAGCTTCAAATAGTGCAAGTGCAAGCACTGCTCATAACCACTCAATTGATCCTCCCAATACTGGAACTAATAATGCTGCTCCAAATACTGGAAATGCTGATGTAAATCATGATCATACTTTAAATATTGGTGAAGAAGGTACTGGTGCATCCAATTCAAATATAGGTTTTGTCGCCCTTTCTGGAACTGGGTATACTCTTGCCAGAAACGCTCACACTCATAATTACAATCCACCAACTACAACAACCAGTAGCACTGGTGCAGCACATTATCATGGAACAAATAATCATGCTCATACTGTAGATATTGCAGCATTTAATACTACTGGTGGTGAAGGTGGAAGTCACACACACACGAATCCAGCTTCAGATTCCCCATCAAATCTACAGCCTTATATGGCTTTAAACTATATTATTAAACACTAGGAGAAAAAAATGGCAAGAACTTTTAAATATATAGGTTATGAAACAGAATGTTTCCCACCAATGCACTTTTGGGAAGTTTATGAAAATAAAGAAAAAATTGGAGTAAGATTTTCTCCAACACTTGATTCTTGTGAAGAAGCTCACGCAAGAAAAGAGTCTGCTAAAAATAAACTAGAGGCACTTGGTATAACAAAAGAAGAATTAAAATCATTAATGACAGAACTTTGGTAATGTTGACAATTCATTGTTTTTAATATATACTTTTATTAAGTACTATAGACAGGAGAATTAACATGGTACTAGATAAGAAAATTCTACAATCCGCACTAAATGCATTTATTATTGCAATCTTTACACAGTTTGTAGCTAATGGTGCAGACGTATTTTCACTTGATGGAGATACTGTAAAAGCTATTCTAAATGCTGGAGTTTCGTCTGCAGCATGGGTAGTGTTTAGGTTTATCAATCCTAAAGATACTACTTTTGGTCTAGGATCGAAGTAATAGTTTAACCATGCCATCTCCGACAATTGCTTTTCTAACTTATGACTGGACATTTGGTATAAAACCATTACAACCAAATGGCTGTGGTTGGTATAGATGTTATTTACCAATGAAGCAATTGAAGGAGCATGGATGGGAAACTGGAATTGGACTTCCAGGATTTAATCCAGATCACGGATTTGGAATTTTAATTCCAGATGAAAAAGCCATTCACGGCTGGGATATTGTTGTATTAAAGCTTATCATGCTAGAAAGATGTGTTGACCAAGTAAGACAGGCAAGAGAATTTGGTCAAAAGATAGTTGTTGATATTGATGATCATATGGAAGGTCTTGAAGAATCTAATCTTGCTTATAAAACAACTCATCCAGATGCAAATCCAAATAATAATAGAGATCATTATATTGCAATTATTGAACAAGCAGATGCATTAATAACATCTACCCCATTTTTAAAAGATTTCTATGAAAAGAAATATCCAGGAAAGCCAGTGTTTATGGTTAGAAATGGTATAGATATTGAAAGATGGAAGATGAGAAAAGATCACAAAGGTTGGCTTCCAGTCTTCGGTTGGGTAGGGGCAACTCCCTGGAGATCTGGAGATTTAGAAACTTTAAAACCATTCTTTGGAGATTTCTTAAAGAAAAAACATTTAAAATTTCATCATGCTGGAAATATTATTAATGCTCCTCAAGCATCTGATCAAATAGGTATTGATAAAAAGCTTTGCACATTTGAACCAATGAAAACAATGCTAGGAGTTCCAGAACTATATAGAAAAATGGATGTTGGAATTGTTCCATTAAGAAATGTTGAATTTAATCATGCAAAGTCATATCTAAAAGGTTTAGAAAATGCAGCAGCAGGAATTCCTTTTATATCATCTGGAGGACTTCCAGAATATCAATTATTTGCAGATGCTGGTGTTGGAAGAATTGCAAACACTCCAGATGAATGGGTTGGTCATATGGCAGAGCTCCTTGATCCAAAAGTAAGACTTGAAGAAAGAACTAAAAACTTTGAACTTGTAACAGAACAGTTCTCTATGAAGCAAAGAGGATATGACTGGGATGAAGTTTGTAGAAAAATTCTTGCGTTATAATATATGTATGGCTAAAGTATATATTAAAAATGATGAAGATTCTAAATTAGTTAAAGATTTTTTAAAGAAATATATTAGACAAGAAACTGTTCATAATTTAGCTGTTCACGAACAAAACGCTGATATATGCATTAGTTTGTTTATTCCAGAATATCCAGCAGAACAAAGATTTAATGCTTACTTTTATAATAATACTGAAAATATGCAAGAGCTTGCAGATAAAATTTATTACCAGTGTTCAAAAGCTGAAATTAAAACTAGACCAGTTTCTAAAAGATCTATTCCAAGAGATGAATACGAGATAGATTTTAAATGTCCTACACTTTGTATTAACTTAACAAATGACTCAGTAGAAATAGATGATGAAATTTATGCTTTAGTAATTGGTCAAGGAATTGTTTCTTACTTTGCTCCTGGAACAGTATTTGATACATTTTCAGTTAAAGATAAAATTAAAAAACCAGGGGATAAAAGTTTCACTAATAAAAAATATATTCAAGAGTCAACAAACAACTCAAGAATTTTATTTAAGAGATAGATAAAGAAATATATCCTTTAATTTTTTCAACCGTGTTAATTCCTGGATAAAAAGATGCTTGACAAGATAAGCAATAAAAATAAACTTTATCACTACTATCCATTCTGCTAATTACCATATCTGGAAATTCTTCATTTTCGTTAAATGGACAAAGAATTTGTAATGCTTTTTTATCTTTAACTAAGTTGTTGTAAAGATTTACTTCTTGAATTGTTAACTCCATTTGCTTCTCCTTGAATACTCGTGTAGAATATAACTATTCCCATTTTATCAGAAGGACGTGTTACACAATGTCATTTATTGACTCCAACGGATCTATAACAGATCCATATCGCAATTTTATTCATATTTCAAGGTACGCTCGTTGGATTGAAAGCGAAAACCGTAGAGAAACGTGGGAGGAAACAGTTGACAGATATTGTAACTTTATGCGAGACCATCTTGTACTAAATCACGGCTATAGTCCAAATGCAAAAGTTTTTAATGAAGTTAGAGAAGCAATCTTGCATCATCACATAATGCCATCTATGAGGGCACTGATGACCGCTGGACCTGCTTTAGAAAGAGACCACATTGCAGCCTACAATTGCTCGTTCATCGCTGTAGACAATCCTAGAGCCTTTGATGAGGCTATGTACATCCTTATGAACGGAACTGGAGTTGGTTTTAGTGTTGAACAAAAATATATTAATCAACTACCAATTATTTCAGAATCATTCTTTCAAACAGATACAACAATTGTTGTTGACGATTCAAAACTTGGATGGGCAAAAGCTTACAAAGAGTTGATTGCACTTCTTTGTCAAGGTCAAATTCCAAACTGGGATGTATCAAAGGTTCGTCCTGCTGGAGCAAGACTAAAAGTGTTTGGTGGAAGAGCATCTGGTCCAGCTCCTTTGGTAGATTTGTTTAATTTTACAATTGAAACATTTAAGTTTGCATCAGGAAGACGATTAAAGTCAATTGAGGCACACGACCTAATGTGTAAGATTGGAGAAGTTGTTGTTGTTGGAGGAGTTCGTAGAAGTGCTTTGATTTCACTTTCTAATCTAGACGATTTTGAAATGGCAAAAGCAAAGAGTGGTCAATGGTGGGAAGGCAATGGTCAAAGAGCATTGGCAAACAATTCTGCTGTATATAATTCAAAGCCAAATACTGCACAGTTCCTTCGTGAGTGGAGAAATCTGTATGAATCAAAGTCTGGCGAACGTGGAATTTATAATATTGATTCTGTTCGTAAGCACATTGATAAGTTTGGTCGTAGAGACTCAAGTCTTGTTGGTGGTACAAATCCTTGTGGAGAGATTCTTCTTCGTCCAAATGAGTTTTGTAATTTAACTGAAGTTGTAATTGATTCAGCTGATACAAAAGAAACTCTTCTTGAAAAAGTTAGACTTGCGACAATTCTTGGAACTTGGCAATCAACTTTAACTAATTTTAAGTACATTAGAAAAACTTGGAAAGACAATTGTGAAGAAGAAAGACTTCTTGGCGTATCTTTGACAGGTATCTATGGAAATAAAATTACTGCTACAAATGGGAAGGCTCTTGAATCACTTCTTGATGAGATGAGAGATCTATCTGTTTCAGTAAATGATAAAGAGGCTAAGTCTTTAAACATTAACCCATCAGTATCAATTACCTGTGTAAAGCCCTCAGGAACAGTCTCACAGCTCACAGGGGTATCTTCTGGAATTCATCCGTGGTATTCAGAATATTACATTAGAAGTGTTAGAGCAGATAATAAAGATCCCCTAACACAATTCCTAAAGGATTCTGGAATTCCATTTGAACCAGATGTAATGAAGCCAGAACTTACAACTGTATTTTATTTTCCAATTAAGGCTCCAAAGAATGCAGTTCTTACTAAAGACTTAACTGCAATTGATCATCTTGAAATGTGGAAAACATACAGAACTCATTGGACAGAGCATAATCCAAGTGTTACTGTTAATGTTGAAGAGGATGAATGGATGCGTGTTGGTGCTTGGGTATTTGATAACTTTGATTCAATTGGTGGAGTATCTTTTCTTCCATCAACAGAGCATTCTTATAAGCAAGCTCCATATCAAGAGATTTCTAAAGAAGAATATGAATCATATTTAAACAAGATGCCAGATTCAATTAAGTGGGAAATGCTTTCTTTATATGAAACAACCGATGGTACAACTGGTAGTCAAGAATTAAGTTGTGTAGCTGGATCTTGTGAAATTGTAGATATTACAAGCTAAGCTCTATGATAAAATAGGATAGAGGTAATCTATGTCCTACACAAGTTCAAATCTTTATGCTTCAAGAGTCTATGCAGAGCATCCAGTGGCTTTGTGGGCTATGGATGAGCCAAATTATTTTGTTTCTTTAATTTCACAAGAAGAAAAGCAAATAACTAGTTCTTATTGGGATTTTGATAATGCTGTTAGTTCTGCATCCGTGTTCACACTTTCTGGATATCCTTTTGATGACTTAAATGTAAATAAGGACTTAAATGTAAATAAAATATATCTTGCTACAGCATCTGCAGCAACAATAGAATTTACAGTATCTTTATCATCTTCTGTATCCTCCCTAGAGTTTGACCCAAATAAGGGTAGCGTCTGTTTATCCAACTATATCTACATTCCTGAACAAAGTTTTATTTTTTATGCAGATATAGGATTTGTTTTAGATGGAGAGGAATCATATACAAGATATTCATTTTTAAAAACAAATAACTGGGAAAAAATTTCTCATACAGAACCTACAGTTGGAGAAAGCTTTTCTCCTTTTATAAGAGTTGTGTTTGATCCAGATGTTGATGCTAATGAAGAAGAGTCTTCTATTTATTTTAACGGGGTCTCTCTTGGACAATGGTCTGAGCCTTATAACTCAGTAAGTACTGGAATTTCTAGTGCATCTTTAACCGCATTGCCAAATAGCGTTTTATCTTTAATAGATTTTCCCCAGTCAATAAATAGCGTAGTTTTAGACCCCTATGGTTTTAACGATTCTTCAAACGATGGATATGTTTTGTGTTTAAATACCTCACTCTTTGCAAACCTTTCTGGTGTGCCAATGGTCTATGGATCTTCTGGAAATATTAAATTAAATAAAGATGCATTAAGCATTGTTTCATCTTCTTCAGGATATGCAGAGTATCTTACAAATTCTGGCTCTACTGCTTATTTAGATTCTGATCAATACTATAACTTCCCCTCACTTGTATTTCCTGGTAAAGGATTTTTAAACCAGTATGGATATAATAAAACACTTACAACAGAATTTTGGCTAAGAATTAATCCTGAAACAACTACAAGAAGAAGAATCTTTGGACCACTTTCATCAGAAGACGGAATCTATGTTGATAGAGATTTTATAACTGTAAATGTTGGAAAATACACTAAGTCTTATTTTATTGGAAAATGGTATAGACCAATGTTGGTTCATTTTTGTCAAAGTCCAAATGAAATTTTCTTAATGATAAATGGAGAAAAAGTAATATCAATTACAATTGAATCATTAGAAATTGGAACTTTCCCACCAGAAAATGAAGACTATTTAGGATTTTTTACAAATGAATTTATCTATCTTTTTGAACTAGATTCTTTTTCAATATTCCCCTATGTAGTTGCAGAGCAAGTTGCAAAAAAGAGATACGTTTTTGGTCAAGGAGTTCAAGAGCAAGAAAATATTATTGCATCAAAAAATGGAACATTGTCTTATGTAGATTTTCCATTTTCTGGATATAGTTCTACAATTAGATACCCAGATAGAAGCAAGTGGAATGATGGATTTTACAATAACCTTGTGGCTAATGATAAAGGCATTACGTTGCCAGAATATAAATTACCAGAAATTATATTTAACAATGTTTCAACATTAACAGACAGTCAAAAATCTTTAATTACTTCAGGATTTTATGAAGAAAATTATATAATTCAAGATGAAGACTACCCATATATTTCAATGGATCCAAATAATTATTATGCAACAAATGGATCCTATGGAACAATTTATTTTTCAAAACTAAATCAAACAAGTTATCAAACAAGGTCTTTGCATTCAATACTTAAGTCTTCAAGCGATGTTTCAACTAGGCAGTCTCTGATTTATATTTCAAACAGTTCTGACTCTAATATCTTTGAAGTAGCAATAAACTCTGGAAGTATTCAATATATTTACAATGAAACTATTTTAAACTCAGCCTCTGTTGGCATAAATTCTTTTTTTGCAGTTGGTATTGACTTTAATAAAATTGAACAAGAATATTATTCAACTGTTGGATCTTTCTTTTCAAGACCAGAAACCCTTTCTTTAAATTTTGCAGGTAATCAACAAGAAACATTCCTTGGAAAAATATTTTCTTTAACAATAAACAATGATTTCTTTACAGATAAAGATGGTTATCAAATATTTAACTCGTCTGGAATAGCAATTAAAAACTTTAACGAAGACTTGTATGAGTATGTTGGATCCTATACCTTGTTACCAAAAACAACAAACACTTCAATAGTTTTAGATGTGGGAGCTGCAGGATATTGGGAAAACTCAATACCCTTGTCGTATTTTGGAAAGTACATTACTCAGGCTAATGGTGAATTGAAGTACGACTTGGATTTAATACAGTTTAATATTGACACACCAAGTTCAATTTTTTCAAATTACAATGTAACGTCTTCAAACTATGAGGATTCTTTGTCAACAAAAGTTTATGTAACATTGCAAAATATTTCTGAGCTTGGACAAGTAGTTTATACTCAATTTACAAATATAGAAAACATTGGAATGAATAAAATTTTAGATTTAGGAGAGATTACTTCTTCAGAAGATACAAAATATAAGATTAATGATAGAACTATTATTTACCCTCCAAAAGATGTATCTGGTTTTACCAATTACTACATAACTGTTCATATTGAAATTTCTTCTAAAGGAGTAAATACAGAAAATGTAAAGATTAAAAATATGGGATTTGCTTCACTGTCTTTTGACGAGGGTCAATTTTATTCAATTAATACACCTGCTACAGGAAAGTTCTATCCAATAGTTAAAAATGAAGATCAGTATGTCTATAAAAGAAAAACTCCAGTAATCATTGATACTGAATCTTCCCCATATTTATATTTAGCTGGAGATTCTGGAATAGAAATTTTGCCAGATGTAGATGAAAATTTAATAAAAGGAGTTGCTATTCCAATAAATCAAACTTTAAAAAATGATCAAGAAGTTGTTGGATTACAAATGTTTTTAATGTATAACAGGTCTAAATTATTTATTGAAAGAAGAAAGATTGGTAAAATATTTAGTTCCAATAACTCTTATGATATAGTTTTAGATCCTGAAGATGATGGTAAAAGAGCTTTCTTTAGAATTTTTGATTCTATTAATGGCACAGAGTTTACTACTGCAAAATTCTTTTTAAATGGAAAGCTTGTTAACAGTGTCGTAATTGAACCACTTTCTTGGAACTATATTGCCATATCTTTGCAAGAAAACTCAATACCTTTAAATGGAATTATTGGTGAGATTGAAATATATTCTGGAGTAAAAGTAGACAATGTTGCAAGCTTTATGGAATTAAATCCTATTAAGCAAGGGTTGCTTGTTTACGATGAATGGAATGTTGTTGATGATCAACTTTGGAACTACTGGTCTGGATCTGCAACATGGACCCAAGTTTTAGATGAACAGTCCTTGGAAGTTACCGTTCTTTCTTTGAATGGAGAAGAAGTTTTTAATACCTATGCTGGTCTTTCTTCTGGAATTGCTAATGATAACAGCGTGGTTAATGTTACTCAAGACTCTATTGTAATAATAAATGACATCACTTGGGACGAATATTTGGTTTAAATCATAATTTGTGGTACAATATTGTCATGGATTATCTAGATGGATTGCAAAAATTGCCAAACAAACCAAAAGTAAGAGTTGTAGAAAACGATGCTGAATACGGTATATATGTTTGGAAAACAGAAACAGGAAAAATATTTGGAGATGGCGATGGAAGTTTTATGAATATTCCAGCCAGAAAATATGATATAACTGCTATTAATAGAATTACTCAAGCTGCAGCACACTATGGTGCTGGTCCAGGAGAAGCAAAGTTTATGGCAGGAGTCACAAGGATTACTGATGAAGAGCATTCTGTTCAGATTGACAGAATGAAGCAGGGCTACATACCAAGTGAATTCGACACTGGTGCTTTTGCTGATGCTGCAAAGGGGTTGCAACAACATGGAGATGAATGATGAAGTTATTGCTAGAATTGACAATCTAGACAAGAATAAACCATCTGCAAATAAAACAGATGATTTTATGACTGAAGCAGAACTTGTAAAAAGTTTTGACGGTATAGATGCAAACTTTAAACGTAGAATTACAAGAATGAGCAAGGCTTATACTGGTCAAGACGGTGCAAAGTCTAAGCAGCTATTTCCAGAACAAGATATAACCACAGCCTATGGTCTTTTTGATGTTGTTCTACCACCCTACAATCTTGATGAGTTGGCATTCTTTTTTGATAATTCTTTTGCAAACCATGCTGCAATTAATGCAAAGGTTGCAAATACAGTTGGTCTTGGATATGGTTTTATAATGTCTGACATCGTTAAAGCTAGAATTGAAGAAATTGAAAATGTTGATCAAAGAGTCAGAGCACAAAGAAAAGTTGAAAGAGCAAAGTCTGAGCTTGCAAATTGGCTTGAAGAATTGAATGATGAAGATACTTTTACCCATGTCCTTGAAAAAGCAATGACAGACTATGAGGCAACTGGAAATGGGTATATTGAAATTGGAAGAAAGAATACTGGAGAGATTGGATACATTGGTCACATTCCTGCAACAACAGTTCGTGTAAGACGTATGCGTGATGGCTATGTTCAGATTGTAAATCAAAGAGTTGTTTTCTTTAAAAACTTTCAAGATAAAAAAACAGTAAATCCAGTTACAACAGATCAAAGACCAAATGAACTTATTCATATTAAAAAATACAGCCCAAAGAATACATATTATGGTGTTCCAGATGTTGTGTCTGCTGCAACTTCAGTAGTTGGAGATCAACTTGCTGCAAGATATAATATTGACTATTTTGAAAACAAGGCTGTCCCAAGATACATTGTTACTCTAAAGGGTGCAAAGTTAAGTTCAGAAGCAGAAGATAAACTATTTAGATTCTTACAATCTGGTCTTCGTGGACAAAACCATAGAACTCTTTACATCCCACTTCCTGGAGATGCTGCAGATAACAAGGTTGAATTTAAGATGGAGCCAGTTGAAAATGGAATTCAAGAAGGATCATTTGATAAGTACAGGACTTCAAATGTTCACGATATTCTTATGGCACATCAGGTTCCAATTTCAAAAGTTGGTTCAGATCCTGGTAGTTCAATCGCATCTGCACTTGTATCTGACAGAACATTTAAAGAACAAGTAGCAAGACCAGCTCAAAAGAATTTAGAGAAAACAATTAATAAACTTATTAAAGAAAAGACAGACATTCTTTTATTAAAGTTTAATGAGCTAACTTTGACTGATGAAAATACTCAAAGTCAAATTGATGAAAGATATCTAAGAGCACAAGTTGTTGTTCCAAATGATATTAGACCAAGACTTGGACTCCCAGTAGTTCCACAAGGAGATACTCCAGTAGTTATGACCCCTCAACAACGTGCAGAGCAAAATGCTCAAATGGCTGGTACAAGACAAAGAGATCAGCAAAGAACTGATCAGGCTTCAGATTCATCTGCAACCACAACAGGAAGAAATCCTGGTGGCGAAGGAAGATCTGTAGTATAATATAACAATATTATAAACATATAAAAAATACATATATAATAGGATTAACATGACTAATTTAAGCAAGGCTTATTGGACTTCAGATAACGATGATATAAAGTTATCTATGCCAATTGCTAAAGTGGATGTAGAGCGTAGAATCGTTTCTGGATTTGCTACGCTTGATAACCTTGACAAGCAAGCAGACATTGTTCCTACAGATGTTAGTATAAAAGCTTTTGAAACATTCCGTGGTAATTTAAGAGAAATGCATCAAGCTATTGCAGTTGGCAAAGTTGTTAATTTTAGACAAGAAAAGTTTTTTGATAAGTCTACAGATAAACTCTATAATGGTGTTTATGTAGATGCGTACATTTCTAAAGGTGCTCAAGATACCTGGGAAAAGGTACTTGATGGCACTCTTTCAGGTTTTTCAATCGGCGGAATAATTAAAGATTCAGAAAATGCTTATGATGAAAATGTTGCTAAGACAATTAGAGTTGTTAAAGATTATGAACTTAATGAATTATCTTTGGTAGACAATCCAGCAAATCAATTTGCAAACGTGGTGTCAATTCAGAAAGTTAACAAAGATGAACAAACGGATGGTATAATTGCAAAAGCAGACCTTGAAAATGTCTACTGGTGTGAGAATGACGGTATCGTCAGACTTTCAGAAGTTGATGATTCAAGTTGCCCATCATGTGAAGTCAGTATGAAAAATATTGGTTTTGTTGAGACAAAGGATACAGAAAAAGCTATGACAGTTAAATCAATTTTAAACAAGTTTATTGGTTCCACGGACCTTGCTAAATCTGAAGATGTTTCCGAAACCCCAGAAACTTCAAGCGAAACGCTTGAAACAGCGATTGACAATAACGAGTCAATTGTTAAAAACAATATAGAGGAGGAGAACAACGTGTCAGAAGATAATACAGTAGTAGAAGAGACCGTTGAAGAAGTTGCAACTGAAGAAGTTGTTGCTGAAGCTCCTGCCGAAGAAACCGTAGAAAAGTCAGTTGACGCAGTTGACGCTGTTGAGGAAACAGTGGTTAAGTCTGCTGATCCAGAAGAAGCACCTGCAGAAGATGCAGAAGAAGAAGCTTCCGATAATGTTGAAGTTGAAAAGTCTGTTGTTGAAACAGATTCAGCTGATTCTGAGCTTGTAAAAGCTGTTGACGAAATTAAGGTTTCAGTAACAGAGGCAGTGAGTGAACTTGTTTCAACAATTAAGTCACTA